ATGTATCACCAGCTTTGCAGCAGTGCCGGATGGTTCGCTACACATGGAATTCTAGGCAAGCTAAAAGCAAGGTCGCTTCGCTCCCGGGTTGATTAGGGAGGGTAATCTTTCTTGTTTTGTGCCACACCAAGACTAAGAAGATATAAATTAGCTCTTCTACGCCCCGTATTTTGCTTGTGCTGGCTTTTTTCTTCTAACCCTTCCCCAAGTTGCCATTCAGCAAAATAACCCCGCAAAGCCTCTCTATGGCGCTCTGAGGGAATCTTGGTTAATTGATTGCAGATAAACTTAACGTCATCTCGCAAAAGATGACATCCAGAATCCCTCATGTGCTCAAAAAATCTACTGTAAAGTGATACTTTTGACTTCCTTGTCATTTTTTTCCTTAGAGTTCGATGAGTTTGTTGTATAGCTCGGCTTCTTCTTTGCTTTTCGGTGAAATATTACCGCCGACTGCGTCAAAGTATACCGTTTCGCCTACTGTGCCGTTTCTTTGAGCTAGAATACTAACCTCAATCTGTTTGTCGTATCCCTCTAATATTTTTGGATGCATATAAACGCCAAGCATCAAATGGCACTCAAATTGAAGTTGGGAAGTATCGCGGGTGTCGTTAATGGTTGGTCGTTTGTTAGTACGTGACTCAACATTTCGATTTATTTGACTAACAATTATCACGACACAATTAATTTCTTTTGCTAACTGTCCAAGACTTTTTACCATCTCGCCCCATACTTCATCGCTGCGAGCGTTTGAGCTTGGCCTTTTTATCAGGGTTAGATAATCTATCATGATAGTTTTAATTGGTCGCTTCTTGGCTTCAAGCCTGGCTGTTAGCAAAATAAACTCTAATGACATGGATGGCGTGTCGTACATTTGAATATTTTTCTTGTTTATCTCAGCAGCCGCTTCAATAATCTTATCGAGGACATACGATTTTTTGCGAACAATATCACCCCTTGGAACTTGGGCTTTTTGGGCTAGTAGATTTCTAGCTATTTCACTTGCACTTACTTCCATTGAGAAAATCAGACTAGATTGATTTTCTTGTGCTCTCTCCAAAAACATAGTTAATGCAACAGTCGACTTACCCTGCTTGGTACCACCGATTACTGCTATCATGCCGTTGCTCGGTACGCCAAACGAGTTATCACCCATGATTATTTTGTCGAGATTAGGTAATCCTGTTTTCTCTCCAAGGTATGGAGGGTCGTCCCAAGGCTCAAAGATTTTATTAAATTCGGATGCAGTTGTTTTCATATGGCTTTTCGCGTACTCCCATTCTTTTGGGAATGATGTTTCTGAAACCTGGCTAATCTTGTCTTCTACCGGTACGCCTTGTTGGGTTAGGATTCCAATGCATGTTGCGTAATACTGCCTTAGCTCGAAGGCATAACGCTCATTTTTCATCTGCTTAATGAACATCGGTAAATTTTTATACGAAAAAGTACCGCTTTGGGTTGTAATCAACTGCATGTACTTGTCGGAGTCGTGATATAAAACTAAATCATCTTGATAAATCGATTGTCCAGCATTGAACTTTGTCATAAGCCAAGTAAAATATTCCCTTAGAGGTTCCCCAAAGTCCTCTATTGCTAAAGACTCGAAAGCGTCGATAAGTTCTGGAGACTGCATCGGCGCTTTTATCATCAAGCTTAAAACAGTTAATTGTGAATTCATTTTCCATCCCTCTGTTTCTTTAATAATTCCAGTTGCTCTTTAAGTTTCTGTTTTTCTGTCTCAATCTCAGTAATTTTGTTTCTTTGTTCAAGCACATCTCTCCAAGATTCTCGATTGATGTAAGTTGAGGCGTTTTTGATGTAAGTCTTGTCTTTGTCTTTCCATTCTTCCTTGAGCCTCATATTTAAATCTTCCAAAACAACATCTATGTGCTTATAGGTCTTTTTACGTTTCCAGCATTTAAACGCATATTGTTTGTCTGTTTTCTTGGGATAGATTTCCCAAAATCTATCAAATTCTGATTTTGCATCATTCTCAGGTTCTGCAGCAGGTGAATACTCTACGATTTCAGTGTTTATTTCTACATCATTTTTACTTGATGCAACATCAACATCAATCGTCCCCCCTTGGGGGACTATAGGGGGTATATTATCTTGTATATTTATATATATAGTATCTTCCCCCTCAGATAATCCTGTGGGATTGCAGTTATAATCCTGTGTGATTACAGAATTATTCTCGTTTACATCACTCGTCCCCTTTTTGGGACTACCCCCCATGCCGGTTTTGGCACTACCTCCTCGTACACTTTTTGTCGCTACCCCCATTTCCTTTTTGGGACTGTCTTTTTCCATTTCCACATCAATTTCGCTATCTTTATCAGTAAAGAGGATTGAATTTCGGACAATATCAATATGCCTGGATTTCTTTTTTGTGATTTTTGAATACCTGTATTCGCGTTTGATTACGCCTAATTTCTCAAAATATTCGAACAGTTTGTTGACTCTTGGCTTTTGTTTAAGAGGTATTTTTAACCTTCTGCAAATCTCATCATTAGAAATCACACAGTTATAACTTGAATAATGGAATCCCCAAATGATCTCAAAAAATAATATCCGCTGAATGGAGATGTTTGGCAGGTTGAAAACTTTTCTTGGGACAGTAAAAAAAACGGGTGGTGTGTATTCTTTGCTCATGTATAGCCCTCCTGGAACCTAAGATATTTTTACAAGTACGTTATTTAGCAGCTTTTTAACTAGCTGCGCTTCTGATTGCGTGTGCATCTTTTTGTCTGGCATCTTTGCCACTTCAGAAAACAACCATTTCAATTCAAATTTAGATACATCTCTCTTATTGATAACACGATATATTCTAACTGCTTCATGTAAAACTGCTTGTCTATATGACATGACCATCCTTATGTAATAACAATTCAATTTGTAAAAAATGTACGGCAATTGCATTTGCCATTAGCTTGTAATGCTGTTTTTTTACACTCAGTGCGCACAAAAAATATTTGATAGGGTCTTGCAGAAAGGATAATAGAAAGGTAATATTTCCGTTATCTTTTCTGCTTGTGGTGGATAAAGACCGGTACCAAGGTGTTGTCGCACCGAAGTACCACCGATATTATGGCCTAGACCGATTTAGATCAAGCATTATCTACTTGATAGAAGGTCTAAATTAATCTAAGCCATAATATCAACCCTTAAACTAAAAAAACCAATAGTCCAGCTAAGCAAACCCAAAAAAAAATATTTTCATGTTCATTCCAAAAAGCTCCTTTTCAGGGGCTTTTTTTATGCCTATTCGTAACAAAGTTCTTGCATTATTGTGTAACAGTGATATTATGTAATCACGCTTTAAGCAGCGGTGTTTAATATAACTAAATGTGAGGAATATTATGTGTGAATTATTTTATGGTAGTGACGAAGAATTGAAAGCGATAGCTAAGAAAGCGTCGAGGCTTCAAAGTTATGAGTCTCGTATTGCTAAGCTTAAGCTTGAGAAAGAGCAGTTGGAACAAGAAATTATTGATGCGATTGGTCATATCTATGATGGACAGACTACTTATGAGGTTCTTGATAAGAAAATTACGGTCAAAACTACTTATAACTATCGGGTTGATAAGGATGCGTTTGAAAGTTTGCGTGATCAATTACCTGCTAATCTCGTTAAAGTTGAAGCTAAGTACACACCGATTAAGAAATTCATTAAGGAAGTCGAAGAATCCGACGACACCGAATTGAACTTACTTTTAAGTGAGTTTCTTACTAAGACAGAATCCAAGCCCTCAGTGAAAGTTGTGGCGAGGGCTTAATTATGAGGAATTTGAGAATGGGTGAAAGCGTATTAATAATTGGGGAGTCTGGGAGCGGCAAAAGCACAAGTATTAGGAACTTAGACCCATCCTCAACTTTTATAATTAGTGTTATTGGCAAGCCTTTGCCAATTAAGGGGTTTAGAAATAAATATAAACATATCGATAATTGGAATGATAATAAAAATAATTGGTATGTTTCTGATAACTATCAATCCATATTGAAGTGTGTTGATGCGGTTAAAAAACGAGATGATATTAAAGTTTTAATTGTTGATGATTTTCAATATGTCATGGCTAATGAATTTATGAGGCGTGCAAGTGAATCAGGATGGAATAAATTTTCTGAAATAAGTAATCATGCTTGGTTAATTATTAATGAAATAACCAACCTACGGAACGATTTGGTTAGCTTTATATTATGTCATAGCGAAACGGATGAATATGGGTTAGTTAAGACCAAGACCATTGGTAAAATGCTTAATGAGAAGATATCTATTGAGGGCATGTTTACGACTGTATTGCATTCAATGAAGAATGATTCAGGGTATCAATTTTTGACTCAGCACGACGGGAAGCATCTCGCAAAAAGCCCAATGGGATTGTTTGATGATGAATATGTACAAAATGACCTGTCTTTCGTTTTAGATAAGTTGGCTTCTTATTATGAGTAACAAAAATAATTACCCGGCTGAATATAGTACATGGAAGAGAATAAAGTCCAGATGTTATTCCCCATGCTTGAGACATGTTGGCCTTTATCAAAAAAATAATTTGCAAGTCTGTGAAACATGGAAAAATGATTTTAACAAATTTTTATCTGATATGGGTCTAAAGCCATCTGATTCGCATAGTATAGATAGAATCGATAATGAAAAAGGTTATTTCCCATGGAATTGCCGGTGGGCTACTAATGATATGCAAGCTAATAATAAAAGCTCAAATATTGTTATATTCCATCAAGGAAAGTCATTGACCCTAAAACAATGGTCTCGCGAGCTGGATATTAAGTACAGCACTTTGTATTTAAGAATATTTAGAAACGGGCTGACATTTGATCAAGCCATTCAAAATGACCCATATGGCAGGCTTTATGCAATAAATGGGGAATCAAAAATAATTAAAGAATGGTGTGTAATATATAATATTAATTACGAGCTTGTCATTAATAGGATGCATAAAGGATGGAGC